AAGTCCTTTCATTTTTGTGTCTTAATAGACAGATTATAACACACAATTTTCTGTCCACTTTTATAGTATAGCTCCACTGCAAAGCACATAACAGAGTAAGAACTGGTAAGATAGTTGACCACATCGTGCCTGTTGAGTTTGACTTGGATGGTAAGACCATCATGGATAACTTGGCTTTCTGTTGTAGCAAATGCCACACAAGGAAAACTAAGTGGGAACAAATTTATTATGGAACTGGATATGGAAATAAAATTAAAAACGTAATCCCCATAAAAAATGTAAAAGATGTTCCTGACTTTCAAAAAAACGAACAATAATTTTTAACAACCCTCCCCCCCATACTAATGCTAGGGAAAGCACACACATAGGTCTCATCTTATATCAAAACCCAATTTTGAAAATTTTTATACAGGGGGGGTCAAAACACTAAAAGAAAGGAGAAAAAATGACAGCTAAGAAGTTCAAAGACAGTAATGACGGGAAATTGTCCTATCGCGCTCCTAAACACCTTTCTCCTCTCGCAAGTGCTTGTTGGCGTAAAACTGTTCCCTTTCTTGAGGAACAAAAGCCAGTTGATAAGATTGATTCGTTTTTAGTTGAAATGTACTGTACTCAGTATGAAATTTATAGAAATTCATACGAACATCTAAAAAAACATGGTGAGGTTCAAGAAATTTATAAACCAGTTCAAGATATGACTGGTGAAATTATTGACAGACAATTTCAAGGTTTCAAACGTAATCCAATGACTCAAATTTACTCGGATGCACCAAAATCACGTTCTGAATTGATGGAACTTAATATGCAAACAAACGAAAATGAAGATGACGGAATGGGGGATTTCTTCGATGAAGATTGATTTAACTCAAACCCATGATGTTATCGGTACATATCATTCGCTAAATTATGAAGATATTAGAGAAGAATATCAAGACCCTGCTACAAAATATGCTTTTGATGTCTTAGATGAAAAGTACACAACAGGATATTTAATGAAATTAGCATGTTTTAGGCATTTACAAGACTTAAAAAGGATAGGAAATGAAGATTTTCCTTTTAATTACGAAGTAAAACATGTAAAAAGATTAATGAAGTTCTCTAAAATGGCCCCAAACGTTGATACAATGGAACCAACTAAATTAATGGAGTGGCAGAAGTTTATGCTGTCTTTATTAATTGGTTGGAGAAATAAAGAAGGTGGGAAACGTTTCAGCCGTGCAATTATATCTGTAGGTCGTGGTCAAGGGAAAACTTACATGTTAGCCATATTAATGGCCTATTCATTTTTTGTAGAAAGTCGTGGTTTAAGTAACCAGGACTTTTTAGTTTCTTCAATCAATGCTAAACAAACAGGTAAATTATATGGCTATTTAAAATCAATGATTAATGTTCTTAGAACAATCAATCCATGGAAAAATATAGCTGATAAAACTGACCTAAGCTTACAAGCTGACAAAATTATTATGAGGAATCATAATAATGTCATTCGTCCAATCTCTCATGAAGCTGGACAATATGATTCATATCACTTTACAACCGCTATCTTTGATGAAATAGGTGAAGTAAAAAGCCGTGAAAAAATTTCTAAGATTGTATCAGGGCAAGTTAAAGTTCCTAACCGTCAATTTGTTCAAATTTCAACAGCATATCCTGACCCTACAGTTCCCTTTCATGAAGATGAGAAGATGCTGCAACAAGCAATGGAACAAGACTTTTTAAGAGATGCTGATACTTATCTATGCTTAATTTGGAGTAATGATAGTTTAGATGAAACTTATAAGCCTGATACTTGGGTTAAATCAAATCCTTTATTAGATTTAGCTTCAGAACATGATAATCTCATGCAAGGACTACTTGATAAGCGTGATAATGATGTACTTACAGGTGCTGTTCATGATTTCCAATGTAAGAATCTTAATATGTGGCTCTCATCAGATATAGACAGTTATTTAAACCTAGCAGATGTTGAAAAAGCAATTGTTCCTGAATTTAATATCTATGGTCAACGCTGTTATGTTGGTGTTGACTATTCTATGTCATCAGATAATACGGCAGTTGCTTTTGTTTACCCGTATGTAAGTGAAGAAGGACAAATGAAGTGGCATGTAGAACAACATTCGTTTATTCCTTTTCAAGCTGCAGGATCAATTGAAGCCAAAGAAAAGCAAGATGGTATTAACTATAGAGAACTTGAAACTAAAGGATTCTGCACAATCACAAGTCATCAACAAGGATTAATCAACGATGATGAGGTTTATGAATGGATAACAAGATATGTTGAGGCA